TGCTCATATCACAGGAAACGGAAAGTCCGAAGGAGTTGTACCATGGGCTAAAATCTATGATTCCACTATCATTGCCACTAACCAAGGTTCTGTTAGACGAGGAGCTGCATCCGTAAACCTAGATATCAATCACCTTGATATTAACGAGTTCCTTCAGATCCGTAGACCTAAAGGAGATCCAAACCGCCAATGTCTTAATCTACACCAGTGTGTAGTTGTTGATGATGCGTTTATGAAACGCTTAAATGACCGAGACAGCGAGGCTATGTCATTGTGGCTTGAGATTCTTAAATCACGCGTAGAAACCGGAGAACCATACATCATGTTTAAGGATAATATCAATAAAGATAATCCTTTGGCGTACCGTATGAATAATCTAGATGTTTCAATGACTAACATCTGTACTGAAATCACACTTCATACAGACGAGGAACACTCATTTATCTGTTGTTTGTCTTCACTTAATTTAGCTAAATATGATGAGTGGAAAGATACAGATGTAGTTGAAATGGCTGTTTATTTCCTTGATGGTGTAATGGAAGAATTTATCCAGAAGACAAATGGTAAAGAATCTATGATTCGTTCTCATCGTCACGCTAAAAAAGGCCGTGCACTTGGTTTAGGTGTAATGGGTTGGCATACATTCCTACAACAAAAGAATTTACCATTTAACTCAATTGCTTCAACGGCTTGGACACACACTATCTTTAGTCAAATTAAAAATCAAGCAGAAGCAGCTTCACGTAAAATGGCTATTGAATACGGTGAACCTACTTGGTGTAAAGGTACTGGAATGCGTAACACGCACTTGTTAGCAATTGCTCCTACAGTTTCCAACTCACGTATTAATTCATGTTCAGCAGGCATTGAACCTCAACCAGCAAACGTTTATGTGTTTAATGGTGCTAAAGGAACATTTATTGTTAAAAACCCAGAACTAGAAGCAGTACTAGAGAAAAAAGGACATAACACAAGTAAGGTATGGGATCAAATCCTAGCTGATAATGGTTCAGTACAGAATCTATCTCATGAAATTCTAACTGAAGATGAAAAGGAAGTATTCTTAACATTCCCCGAAATCAATCAGTTAGCTCTAGTTCAACAAGCTGCGGTACGTCAAAAGTATCTTGATCAAACTCAATCGCTTAACTTATCATTTGATCCAACTGATTCACCAAGATGGATTAATCAGGTGCATATGGAAGCTTGGAAATTAGGAATTAAAACATTATATTACTTGCGTACTGATTCAGTAATTAAGGGAGATTTAGGGTCTCGCACAGTAGATTGCATTTCTTGCGATGGTTAATAATATGTATTACTATAAACTAAAATATACAAAATGGAATTTTTAAAGAAACTTTGGAACTGGTTACTAGGTCAAACTACAATTGATGAAAAAATTGAAGCTAAAGTAGCTGAAGTTAAAGAAGAAGTAGCTGATGTAGTAGAAGCTGCTAAAGCTGTAGTTGAAGAAACTAAGGATGTAGTAAATACTACTAAACCTAAGAAAAAAAGAAATTATTACAAACCCAAAGGAAGCGGTGTAACTACTCAACCCAAAGGAAGTGGTGCGACTGCCCAACCTAAAGGAAGCGGTGTAACTACTCAACCTAAAGGAAGCGGTACGACTGCCCAACCCAAAGGAAGCGGTGTAACTACACAATTAGAAAAAGAGTAATTTTACTTAATAAATTTTTAATATAAAGGGGGGCATTTAATGCTCTTTTTTTATATTTATAATAAACCCCTATTAACTATGAAATTACCTATTACTTTTGAGCAATTTTCAAAAGATCCTACTAAAGGTCTACTGTTTTTAGTAATTGTTGCGATAGGTTATTTATATGTTGACATCAAATTGAGTAATTCTGATTTGATTGGTAAGTACGATGAGCGCGTAGCAACTCAAGACCAAAAAATTGAGTTATTAACTGAACATGTCCGTAGAAGCGATTCTACCTTAGGTTATATGATTAGCAAAGTGGAAATGATGCAAATCATGAGATAATGGATGTAAAAAAAACTTACATTATAGGAGTCGCAGCTATATCTTTAGCTACTACTATAATTTCAGTTACGGCTCAAAAACCAAAAGAGCCTAAAGTTGATGAAGTTGAGTTCCTACTTCAAAAATCACAGGAACAAATGAAACAAGCCACTAAAATGGCTAAGGCTATAGATAAGTCTACTACAGATAAAGTTGTTGGAATGAAGGAGTCAATCCAGACGTTGCAAGAAGAAAAACTAATTTTAACAACTCAACTAAATGAAGTCAAGGCTATTATCGATTCTGCCCCTGTTGCTGCTACTCCTTTTGAACTCGAATCTGACGGCTCAAACTAGGTACCCTTACGAATTAATTAAAGGTAAAGATACAACTGTGACTATGCTTAAGTCACAGGCTGTTTATCTTAATCAGACTATCGCTAAACAAAAAACTAAGCTTAATGAATCTAAAATTGAATTAGATTCTATAAAAACTCAGTATGGTAATTTAGATTCTAATTTTTTCTATTTAGGTGAATATGCAGCTAAACAAAGTGCTAAAGTAACTGAACTAGATTCAATTATTAAAAATCAAAAACCAATTACTAGAGTTGATACTATAGTTAAAGAAATACCTGTACCTAGTTTACCTCCTGTTAAAGGTTTATCAAGATGGGGTATGAGTTTTTCTAGAGGTTCTTTAAATTCATTTAGTGATTTAAGAAGTGAATCTATTGACGCTATAGAAGGTAGTACACAATCCTTAACCTACTCTCCTGATAAGCATTGGGAAGCTAGAGGTGTATTAACACAAGGTACTATTCGAGGTATCAGAACTACCCCAGTAGAAGGCACTCAAAAATTTGGAGCTACACTTTATTCAGCTGAATTGGTTTTAGCATACAACTTAGTAAATGGTGATGATGGAGGAATTACAGTTTACGGAGGTAATGGATTTGTTCATACTCATCGTTATTTAACCTCAGCAAGTAATCCTCAATATCCTTTAATGGAAATAAATAGTGCAGGAGGTGTTTGGGCAACCTATACTACTTTAGGAGGAGAAGTATATGTTAACTTAGCTAAATCTGTAAAAGCATTTGGTGGTATTAAAATGAGTGTTTATTCAACAGATGATTTAGATGCTTGGGCTTCTTACGATAAAGGAAACCCAGACATTATACAATACACTTACGCTGGTCTCGCTTTCAGATTTAGTAAGTAATATTTATTGTAAATGTTTTTAATTAATAGTTGTATTAAATTAACCTTTTAAATTTAAATTATGGCGTTTAAGGACATTTTTAAAGACAAAAACGATTACAACGAAAAAACTATCGTTGGTTTTATGTCATTCTCAGTAATGAGTATCGCAGCTTTAGCTGACGTTGCTACAGGTATTATGGGTCAACAACTTGTAATTAGTGATACAATTTTTAATTCGTTTGTAATAATCGTACTTGGTTCATTCGGTATCGCTGAAGCAGGTAAGATTTTTGGTAAAAAAGATAAAACAGAAGAATAATGAGTTTAAAAAGTCTACAAGAGAAGATCGGAGTAACGGCAGACGGTGCTTTCGGTCCTGGTACAATGAAAAAGGCAATGGAGTTTTACAAACTAACTCCAGTTAGAGCAGCTCACTTCTTTGCTCAAACAGCTCACGAGACAGGCGGTTTTAAAGCCTTCTCAGAAAATTTAAATTACTCAGCTCAAGGTCTACAAGGCATCTTCGGAAAATACTTCCCAGGTACACTTGAAGAGTCTTACGCTCGTCAGCCAGAAAAGATCGCTAACAGAGTTTACGCTGATAGAATGGGCAACGGAAACGAAGCTTCAGGCGATGGTTGGAAGTACAGAGGTAGAGGAGCTCTACAATTAACAGGTAAAGCTAACTACGAAGCATTTGCTAAGTATTTAGGCAATGATGAAGTTTTAAAAAACCCAGATTTAGTTGCTACAAAGTATGCTTTTGAATCAGCTATGTTTTTCTTTGAAAGAAACAAGTTGTGGGCTATCTGCGATAAGGGTATCAATGACGCTGCAATTCTAGAACTTACAAAGCGTATTAATGGTGGTACTCACGGTTTAGAAGATAGAAACACTAAAACTAAAAAGTACTACGAATACGTAAAATAAACCAACTATGAAACTTAACCTCCCACTATTGGCTATTACTTCACTCTCCGCCGGTATCACCTTTATGTGTTCCTATTTTATGGAACTAACTATGGCTAATTCTGATCAGTATTTAGCAATAGTGGGGGTAATGTTTCTAGATGGTATCTTTGGTATGATTGCTGGTACCAGAAGAGAAGGATTTCAAACACGCAAAGCACTAAGTGTACTTAAAAACACAGTTGCATGGTTAGTAATTTTAACAGTTATTTTAATGGTTGAACAAGGCTTTGCTGGTACAGCTTGGCTTAGTGAAGTAATTGTTGTACCTTTTATGGTGTTCCAGCTTGTAAGTGCGCTTAAAAACGCATCTATGGCTGGTTTTATCAAGGTGGGTTTATTAAACGAAATCCTTGATAGAATAGATAAACATAAAGGTATTAGAGATGACGAATCTAAAAAATAAAATATTTCCGCTTTTAATAGCATTCTCCGCCCTGTCAGTGTCTGCTTCGGCCGCTTTCTATTCAGTTAGCGGCCTTAGCAAACTCTTTGCGGGGGCATCACTTGAGGTCATTATTATGGCCTCTTCACTTGAAATCGCTAAATTAGTAATTGCTTCCTTACTTTACCAGTACTGGGATACAATTAACAAAGCACTTCGAGTATACTTAACAGTAGCAGCAGGTGTACTTATCTTAATCACCTCAGCTGGTATTTATGGTTTCTTATCTGCTGCTTATCAAGAAACAGCAAACAAAGAAAATATTGTGACTCAACAAATTACGGCTTTAGAAACTAAAAAAGCACTATATGAGGAAACAAGAGACAACCTCTTATCAGACAGAAAATCAAATAATGAACTTAGAGGTACATTATCTAAAGGTTCAACAACTCAATACACTGATAAAAATGGTAATCTAGTAGTTAGAACTAATAATTCAGCTATTCGTAACTTAGAATCTACAGCTAAAGAAAACGAAAAATTAGCCTTTAAATTAGATGTTGTAAATGATTCTATATTCTCTCTTGAAACAAAAATTCTAGAGACTAGAGTAAATAGTGAAGAAGCAAGTGAGCTAGGCCCACTTAAATATCTTTCAGAGTTAACTGGGGTAGAGATGAACCGGATTATTAACTGGCTTCTTTTAATAATCATTTTTGTATTTGATCCTCTAGCAATCGCTCTAGTTATAGCAGCAAACTTTGCTTTTAATAAATTACGTACACACGATGCTTTAAATGAACTTACTAAAATTCAAGAAGAGGCTGGTTTATACGATAATGAAGGGAGTGATATCTATACTAAAGAAGAACTTAGTGATTGGGATTCAACTTTACAAGATGGTTTAGAGGATTTACCTTGGGAAGAAGAAGAAACAGAAGATGAAGATTTAACAGAAGAAGAATTTTCTAAAGACTGGAAAATAGTAGATGAAGAAAATATTTTTGATTTAAATAATGATGGTAAAGTAGAAAAAGAAGAAGTAGAAACCATTCTTAATCAAATATCAGATATTGGAAAAAGTTTACCTACTATAGACCAATGGAGAAAAGATCAATTTAATTCAAAAATAAATAAACTTAAACAAATAGTTAATAAAGAAAAACCTGATGATGATTTAACTATTAATTATTAAAATTTGGAAGCCCGAAAGGGTTTTCGTATATTTATCTAAATAAAAAATAAAGTTATGGAACAAAAAGAACGAGTAAAATTGCTAGACGAATTGATGACAGTTGTCCAAGTTATGGATGAAATGTATCAATATCACCCTCAAAACCCCAACCAAGTAGATGTGGTATCAGAATTCAAAGCGTTGGCAGAACGCAAAGCCGAAATCGAAGCAAAACTGGGTTAATAAGGCAGAAGCAGAGGAGTTGGTTATCTACTCCTCTCTTCGTACCTTACGTGATACGTTAAAACACAAACCTGGAACAATCGAAGATGCCTTTTAATTGTTTTTTAGACAGTTTTATTACTCAACCCGAAGAGGTTGTTGACAAAGAACTATCAAAACTCAAACCCCTTAATTATAATAAATTTATGTGGTGGCGCACTCACGCTCAACCTGGTGTCCCACTAGGTAAGCGTGCCCCTCTAAAAGACCGCATTGTAAACGGCGACTTTGATTTTTCATGCTACTATTGGCAAGCCCAAAGCGCTGCGATTAATGCGCGTAAAAAGCTCGATTTAGACAAAGATGATTACCAAACACAGTACGAAAAAGTTACTGTTGATGTTGCTCGTTACCGTCGTTTGCTAGCTGATTTCGAAAAGGAAGAAAATGCTCGTATCGAGGCTATTGTCGATGCCTTCACTACTTCATTTAAAATTAATCGTGAAGAGTTGCTTGATCGATTATGTAACTGGCCCTTTGATTTGTTGTCATTTTATGAATCACTCGATGAATTTGGAACACCTACTGCCGTAGAAATTCGTAAAAGAGGTCGACCAAGAAAACTTGTTTTAGCAAAGTAAAATATTTATATTCACATTATGATTAAAGTATCTCACGAAACACCGTTATGTCTACTAGATGATAGTCGTCTATTTAATGATTACGATTATTGTCTTCCCCACTTGCTTGACCAAGAACAAGGTTACCAAGATTATTTCTTAACCTCAGTAACACAAGGTCGATATATTATTATGGATAATTCACTTCATGAGCTAGGGCATGCTTATGATGAGGATCGTTTAATGTACTGGATTAGTGTATTGCGCCCTAATGAATTTATTGTTCCTGATGTTTGGCAAGACCGAGATAAATCAGTAGTAAATGCTCGTAAATGGGCTCAAATTAAACTACCACTAGGGGTAGAAAAAGTAGCTGTAGTTCAAGCAACTACAATTCATGAAGCTTCTACTTGTTATCAAACCTACAAAGATCTAGGCTACAAAAAGATTGCATTTTCATATGGTGCTTCTTATTACAATGATGTAGTACCTCATCCTAACCCTAATCTAGGTAAGGCAATTGGTCGTATCTCAGTTATCTCAGCACTTCATAAAATGAAAGTTATTGAAAACAACGACCGAGTACATTTGCTAGGTTGTCAAGTACCTCAAGAATTTGGTTGGTATCGAGGATTTAAATTTATTGAATCCATTGATACTTCAAACCCAGTAATGGCTGCTTTAGAAGGTATGCGTTATACTAATTCAGGTTTGATTGAAAAACCTAAAGCAAACATGAATGATTACTTCTTTATGTTATCAGATCAAGTTGATTATGAACTTTTATCTCATAACATTCTAAAGTTCCGTGAAATTAATGATCTGTAAAAGCGTTTGCCTATACGCTCACAATACCTGGCACATTAAATATTTATACTAAACATGGCACAACACGTTGTAGTTTCGTTATCTGGAGGAATGGATTCCTCAACATTGTTGCTTCGTTGCTTGAAAGAGTACGATACAGTAACAGCACTTTCATTTGATTATGG